GATATGGACATGAAAGAAGATGTTTCTGCTCTTACAGATGGTGAAGAACTATCGGAAGAGTTTAAACAAAAAGCTGCAACTATCTTTGAAAGTGCTGTAAAAGCAAAACTTGTAGAAGAAATTGAAAAATTAGAAAGCGAATATGAGTCTAAGGTTGCTGACAAAGTTGAAGAAACTAAGGAAGAAATCGTAGAAAAAGTTGACGCTTATCTAAATTACGTTGTTGAGTCTTGGATGAAAGACAACGAACTTGCTATTGAAAAAGGTCTAAAGTCAGAAATTACTGAAGACTTTATCGGTGGCATGAAGAAACTTTTTGAAACTCACTACATTGATTTACCAGATAGTAAATTTGATGTTGTTGAAGATCAAGCTGCAGAAATCGTTAAGTTAAAAGAAGATATGAACAAAACATTGGAAACAAATGTAGAGTTAAATCAAAAGATTGGCGAATTTGCTAGAGATGAAATTATAAATGACGTTTCTAGTGACCTTGCTGATACTGAAGCTGAAAAACTTAAAGGTTTAGCAGAAAGTATTGAATATGTAGATGCTGCTGATTACAGAGGAAAAGTAGAGACTCTAAAGAACTCTTACTTCCCTGCTCAGAAAGCAAGTGATAACGAATCTAATGAAGTAGCTGCAACAGAACCGACTGCTGATGTTGATTTATCAGAGTCTATGGCTGCATATACAGCTGCAATTAGTAAAACAAAAGCTAAGAAGTTATATTAACTTGTTAGTGGTTTAATTAAACTAAAAGAGAAAAAGGAGAGATAAAAATGTTTTTATCTGAATCTATACAAAACAAGTGGCAGCCTGTTTTAGACCATCCTGATCTTCCAAAGATCAGCGATAGTTATAAAAGAGCGGTCACTTCTGTTGTTTTAGAGAACCAAGAAAAATCGTTAAAAGAAGATGCTCAGTTTATGACTGAAGCAGCTCCTGCTAACGCAACTGGTTCATCTATACAAAACTGGAATCCTATTCTTATCAGTTTAGTAAGAAGAGCTATGCCTAATTTGATTGCATACGACATATGTGGCGTGCAACCAATGTCTGGTCCAACTGGCCTAATATTCGCTATGAGAAGCAGATTCTCAAGCCAATCTGGTACAGAAGCTCTTTTCAACGAAGCTGATTCTGATTTTTCTGGTAGAAATGCTGCTGGATCATCAACGAATACTGGATTCTCACAAACTGCACAATCAGGAGAAAACCCTGCTGTGCTTAATGACGCTCCAATCCCAGGTGCAGGTCCAAACTACACTACTGGTACTGGTATGACTACAGCTGCGGCTGAAGCTCTAGGAGATGCAAGTGGTAATTCATTTGCTGAAATGGCATTCTCAATTGAGAAATCAACGGTGACTGCTAAGTCAAGAGCTCTTAAAGCGGAATACACTATGGAACTTGCACAAGACTTGAAAGCAATCCATGGTTTAGACGCTGAAACTGAATTATCAAACATCCTATCTGCTGAGATCCTTGCTGAGATCAACAGAGAAGTTGTAAGATCAGTTTACAGAGGCGCTGAAGTAGGTGCTGCTGATAACGACAATTCAGACGCTGCAATTAACACAACAACTGCAGGTATCTTTGATTTAGATACTGACTCAAACGGAAGATGGTCTGTTGAAAGATTCAAAGGATTAATGTTCCAAGTAGAGAGAGATGCTAACACAATCGCACAGAGAACAAGAAGAGGAAAAGGTAACATAATTATCTGTTCTTCAGATGTTGCCTCTGCATTACAAATGGCTGGTGTTTTAGACTACACACCTGCGTTAAACAACAATTTAAATGTTGATGACACAGGAAACACTTTTGCTGGTGTATTAAACGGTAAATACAAAGTATATATCGACCCATATGCTGCAAACTTGGCGTCTAACGCTTCACCTGCGAAACAATACTATGTTGTTGGTTATAAAGGTACTTCACCTTATGACGCTGGTATTTTCTATTGCCCATATGTACCACTACAAATGGTAAGAGCAGTAGGACAAGACTCATTCCAACCAAAAATTGGTTTCAAAACTAGATATGGTCTAGTAGCGAACCCATTTGCTGGTAGCGATGTGACTGGTACTGGTTCAATCACAGCTGATGGCTTAACTGCATTATCTTCTAACAGATATTACAGACGAGTACAAGTTGCGAACATCATGTAATAGTTTGTGAAAACAAATTACTAAAGAGGGGGCTTCGGCCCCCTTTTTTTTAGCATAAATAAAAGTATGAAATATCTAATAATAATCTTAATTTTCTTTCTAGTATCTTGCACAAAACAGCCTATTGATATATGGGATAAGTTTTTTGATAAAATAGATAACATGAAAGAAGGCGAACAATTATCAGAATCAGATCAAAAACTTATTATAGAAGCCACAGAAAAAGAGTGGCAAGAAGTAGATAAACAAACAGATAAATAGTAGTATGACTACTACAAACGCAAATAATAGACAACCTACTAAATTTGATTATGCAGAACCTACAAAGTTTAGGTTTGGTGTTATTAAACTTCCTAAAGTAGAATTTTTTTGTACAGCTGCAAACATACCTGGTATATCAATAGGACAAGCAAATCAACCCACACCTCTTAAAGATATACCTATCCCAGGTGACAAATTAGATTATGATAATCTTAATATATCTTTTTTAGTAGATGAGAATTTAGAAAATTATAGAGAAATACATGGTTGGTTAACAGGTCTAGGATTTCCTAAAGATACAAGTCAATTTAGAGCATTACAAGGTGCAGGTGCAGATAGATATCCTACTACTTCAAATGTAGGATTAAACAAAGAACTAGGTTCTACAAAGAAAGCAGTACAAGATGATGGTGGTTTATATTCAGACGCAACTTTATTTGTATTATCAAGTAAAAATAATTCGGCTTTAGAAGTTAGATTTAGAGATATATATCCAATATCATTATCAGGATTAGAATATAATCAACAAGAAACAGATATACAATATCTTACTGCTAATGTTACCTTTGCATATAAGATATACGAATTTGCAAGTGTTGGATCAAGTACAACTACGGAAACCGTATCATAGGCTTGATTTTTTTAGTAGATGTGATATAATATTCATAGGATAAAATATCCATAAATAATATAAGGTGAATACATAATGACATTAGAAGAACTACAAGACTTGGCAGATAAGGATTTAAAAATCAATGATACTGAACTTGATTTAGAATCTCTTAAAACTCCTCAATTACATAACAAATATTCAAAGTATCATAACAAATATAGCAATCTATTAAAGGTTGCTGAACAAGATTTAGCAAGAATTACAAGAGAGAAATGGGAATACTACACAGGTAAGGCAGACCCAGCTGTGTATCAGGAGAAACCTTTTAACTTAAAAGTATTAAGACAAGATGTTGACAAATACATCAAGTCTGATCCAGAGGTAAATAAGTTAGAGCAAAAGGTAACATATATACAAACAACGGTAAATTATTTAGAAAGGACTTTAAAACTTATATCTAATCGAACATTTACAATTAAAAATGCTGTTGATTGGAAGAAGTTTACAAGTGGCGTGATTTAAATGCAATTAAGAAACTCATACATGTATTACATCTCAGCTATCAAACCAGAGATGTGTCAAAAAATTATAGCTCATGGATTATCAAAAATGGTAGTAGATGAGAGTAAAGGTATATCTAAAACTGCCTCAACATTTGATGGTAAAGAAAAAGGTGGTGTAGATAGAAAAGGTAATAAAGTATTAGATATAGCTGCTGGTGGTGCGACAAGAGAAACACTAGCTAAACGAGGTTTAGATAGCGAAAAACTTTATGTAAGAGATAGTGATGTTTCATGGTTAAATGATAAATGGATGTATGATATATTTCATCCATATGTTCATCATGCAAATAAACAGGCAGGTTGGAACTGGCAGTGGGATTTTTCAGAATCATTTCAGTTTACGGTGTATCATGGTAGAAAAGAAAACGGTGGGTTCTATGGTTGGCATGCTGATGGCTCTTCAGATCATTTAAGTATATACAAAGCTGCATGTAGAATAACTGATCCTAAAGCAAAAATACAACAATACAAACCACCTAAAAGAGATGACAAAGGTTTTGTAGTTATGAGACCTGATGGTAAACCAGAACCTGATATGAGGGCAGCTGATATACCTACTAAAAGAGATAAGAAGTCACTAGCACCTGGATATACTGATAACTGGCATATGTGGGATAAGGTAAGAAAAATAAGTATGACGGTCAATCTTACAAAACCTGAAAATTATGCAGGTGGTAATTTAAAGTTTGATTTAGGTGCTCATGCAGGAAAGAAAAGATTTAAAGTATGTGAAGAAATAAGACCACAAGGATCTGTAATTATATTTCCTAGTTTTACATATCATTGTGTCACACCTGTCACTAGAGGAACTAGATACTCATTAGTATTATGGAGTTTAGGAAAACCATGGCGATAAAAGATACAGCAAAATTTTACGAAGAAAATAGATATTGTGTTATAAAAGAATTTATACCACCAATACTTGCAGATTACTTATACGGTTATGCACAGATGAGAGCAAATCGTGCTAAAACTATGTTCAATAGTAAATGGCCTGATTACAGACCAGATGTTGATGGTACTTATACAGATCAACAAGTGCCTAATACCTATTCTTGTTATTCTGATCCAGCAATGGAAACACTATTACAATATGGTCTACAAGGTATGAGAGATATTACAGGTTTAAATCTTAAACCTACTTACTCATATTGGCGACTATATAAGACAGGAGATATTTTAAAACGACACAAAGACAGACCAAGTTGTGAGGTGTCAACTACTTTATGTTTAGGATATAATAACGATAATTTAAAAGGTCGAAAGAAAGATTGGGATAAATACGATTGGCCTATGTGGGTAGATAAGACAGGTGGTTTTGGCAACAAAGGTATACCTGTACATATGAAACCTGGTGATATGATAGTTTATAGAGGTTGTGAAATAGAACATTGGCGTGAACCTTTTTTAGGGGCAAATCATGCTCAAGTATTTTTACACTATAATAATGTAGATGGTCCTTACGGTGAGAACTGCGTCTTTGATGGTAGACCTCATTTAGGTTTACCACCTGCTTTTAAATCGCCAGAAAAACAACAAGCGATGGCAAAGGCAGATCAGAAACTACATGAGCAGCGTGTTAAAGGTAGAAAAACTTAATTCAGTATATCTTAAAATAGAAGCAGAAGCAGATGTTAGACGTGAGTTAACTGACTACTTCTCCTTTGAGGTACCAGGATATAAGTTTACTCCACAATTTAGAAACAGAGTTTGGGACGGAAAGATACGATTATATTCGTATGCTACAGGTCAATTATATGTAGGATTGTATCCTTACTTAAAAGACTGGTGTAAACGAAAAAACGTACAAATAGTTGAATCTAACGAAATTCTTAAAAAAAACGATCTCTCAGCCGCCGCTCAAGACGGTTTAATAGAGTCACTTGATACATCCATCACGCCGAGGGACTATCAAATTGACGCTTTTCGTTATGCCGTGCAATACGAGAGAGGATTAATATTATCACCTACAGCGTCTGGTAAATCTCTTATTGCATACATGCTTGTAAAATATTATCTTAACATGATTGATAATAACATACTCATAATAGTGCCAACAACATCACTAGTAGAACAATTGTATAAAGATTTTAAAGAGTATGGTTTTGATGTAGAAAACAATGTAAGTAGAAACTACCATGGTTATGAAATAGAGGAAGATAAACGAGTTGTTATATCTACTTGGCAATCATTATATAAACTGCCAAAAACTTTTTTCGCTGACTTCGGTGCTGTAATTGGAGATGAGGCTCATTTATTTAAGGCAGTTTCGTTAACTAAAATAATGACTAAACTAACCAATTGTGAATATCGTATAGGTATGACAGGTACTTTAGATGGCACTAAAACACATAAGTTGGTATTAGAGGGTCTGTTTGGTAGAGTAAATAAAGTAGTATCAACAAAAGAACTAATAGATAAAAAACAATTAGCAGATTTAAAAATTATTTGTTTAGTCCTTAAACATACAGAGGCAGAATCAAAGGCAATATACAAAGAAAAATATCATAAAGAACTAGAGTATTTAGCTCAAAGTGAAAAAAGAAATAAGTATATAAGAAATCTAGCAACAGCACTTAATGGTAATACTTTAATACTATTTCAGTTAGTTGAAAAACATGGGAAGGATTTATATGAACTTATACGAACAAAAGCAGGAGACCGAAAAGTCTTCTTTGTCTATGGAGGAGTTGACGCAGAGCAAAGAGAAGAAGTTAGAGCAATTACAGAAAAAAGCGACAACGCCATCATTGTGGCTTCCTATGGGACTTTCTCTACGGGGATTAACATACGGAATCTTCATAACATTATTTTTGCTAGTCCTTCTAAATCTAGGATAAGAAACTTACAAAGTATAGGTAGAGGATTAAGAATTGGTGACAGCAAAGAAACTGCGACATTATACGATATATCAGACGACCTAACATACAAAGATAAAAAGAACTTTACCCTAACACACTTTCAGGAAAGAATAAATATTTACAATGAGGAGGGGTTCACATATGAAATACATAGTGTGGACTTAAAGTAATATGGTTAAAATAATCCGTTTAGTATCAGGTGAAGAAATCTGTTGTATAATACCAAAAGAACAAGTTAAAGATAAATCTCATTTATTGAGATTATCAGAGCCTATGTTAATTAAGTATGTGCCACAGATAACAGAGGTTGGAATATCTGATTATATAGCATTAGTTAAGTGGGTAGGCTTTACTAACGATAAAATTATAACAATACCAAAAGATAAAATTATGACTATTGCAAATGCCACAGAGCCTTTTACTAGAAGATACCATCATTTAGTAGATAGTTTAAGTGGTCAAACGCAAAAACTTCCTTCTTTTATAGAGAGAGATTTGTCTGAGGAAGACTATGATGAATTTGATAAACAAAGTAAAAAGAAAGACAAACTTGAAGACTTAAAGAAATTCTTTGATATGCCTAGTAAAAAGATTCACTAGCTAAAGCTTCCCTGGCAAAGCACCTACATAGGTATTATATCAAAAAATCCTAACGAGTCAAGCACCTATGAAAAAAAGAAACACAATCGCAAAAGATTTATACACACCTAAATATGCGCCTAGAGTTGTCAAAGCGAAAAAAGGAAAAGGTAGTTATAAGCGAATAAAAGTTAGTAAAAAGCTTGACACAACCAACAAGATATAGTATTATATAATTATGACTAAAACAAAGAAAAAATCCGAACATTATGTAAACAATAAAGAGTTTTTACAGGCGATGATTGAATACAAAAATCGTTGCGATAAGGCCGATAAAAGAAAAAGAAAAAGACCTCCTGTGACAAATTATATTGGTGAATGTTTTTTAAAAATTGCAAACCATCTATCATACAGACCTAATTTTATTAATTACACATTTAGAGATGATATGATAAGTGATGGTATAGAAAACTGCTTACAATATTTAAACAACTTTAATCCCGCTAAATCAAACAACCCTTTTGCTTATTTCACACAAATAATTTATTATGCGTTTATTAGAAGAATACAGAAAGAAAAAAAACAAGCAAACATAAAATATAAAATGATAGAACAAGCAGGTATAGATGAGTTTGATACTTTACCTGGTGATAATAATAGTGAGTATAAAAATCAGTTTTTAGAATTTTTAAGAAAAAATAGGCCTGCTGATCCAGAACCTAAACCAAATGAAATAAAAGTAAAAAAAAGAAAAAGAAGAAATTACACAAGCGTTTTAACTGAAAATACATAATGATTAAAAACATAGTTATTGTGGGTGGTGGTACCGCAGGTTGGTCTACGGCACATCACTTTATAAACAAAACAAGTCCTGATATAAAGATAACGGTGGTTGCAACACCAGAGATACCTATTATAGGTGTTGGTGAAAGTACAACAGGTCGTTTTAATGATTTAATAAATCTTAAAGGTAATCATTCTGGTTTAAATGAAAGAGATTTTTTTAAAGAAACTGAATCTACATTTAAATTAGGTATAAGGCATACAGATTGGCATACGATAGGTAAATCATTTTACTCACCCATTGGTGATAATTATGAAAATCATACCAATTATCCTCATAAAGATTATGACGATTATAGAATATATCATGTTGCAGAAAAACTAGATTACGACAAAACATTTCAATCACAATTGATGGCTAATAATAGATTACATTTTATTGACGATCAGATGGTATATACAGAAAAAAAAGTGCCTGTTGCCTATCATTTAGACACTTATAAAGTGGGGCAATATTTAAAAAGAAAAGCTTTAGCTACAAGTAAATGTAATTATATTGACGGCAAGGTTGTAGATTTTAAACAAGACAAAGACGGCATGGTTAAACACTTATTGCTTGAGGGTGGTAAGAAAGTTGAAGGTGACTTCTTTATAGATTGCACAGGTTTTGCTAGATTATTAATTTCTAAAGTTGAAGATAATAAGTGGGTATCATACAAAGATAACTTACTTGTTGATAGCGCTTTAAATTTTAACTACGAGCATGATGAGGATGAACCAATTAAAAATTATACACACGCATGGGCTCAAAAATATGGTTGGTGTTGGGAGATACCTACACAAACTAGAATGGGTTGTGGTTATGTTTTTAGTAGTCAATATACAGATTTTGATAAAGCACATGATGAAATATCTAAAGTTATGAAAAAAAAGAAAAAGAAAATTAAAGTGCAAAGAGAAATTAAATTCAATACTGGTAGATTAGAGAAGTTTTGGTGTAAGAATGTTTTATCAACAGGACTATCAAGTGCCTTTATTGAACCACTTGAAGCAACATCTATACATGCTACTATTATGCAAGTCACTCACTTTATAGAAAACTATTACAAAAGAAGAATGAATTTAAAATGCAATTTATTCCAAGATCAATACAATATAGAGATGACCGAGATGTGGGATAATATTAGAGATTTTATAATTTATCACTATATTACTCCTAGAAAAGATACAAAGTTTTGGATTGATTCTGCTAAAAAAGAAAAACGCTCTCCTAGATTAAAAAAATTAATGGAAATGTGGAAACATAGAATGCCTAGAGAAGTTGATTATATAAATGATAAGTCAAGTAATTTTTATAGTATTGGCAATACTTTGTATTATCAAATAGCAATAGGCATGAAACTATTAGACTCTAAAGTTGCAAAACAAGAACTAAAAGATTATGGTTTATATAATTTTGTAAAGAATAATTACAACACTATAACAGATCAGATTACAAATGCAATGCCTGGCTGCATAACTACAAACGAATATTACAAAAAATTATGAAGATAGCAATATTAAATGATACACACTTTGGTGTTAGAAATGATAGTGAAGCTTTTAGAAACTATCAATTAAGATTTTACAATGAAATCTTTTTTCCTTACCTAGAAAAAAATAATATAACAACACTAATTCATTTAGGTGATGTGGTTGATAGGAGAAAGTTTATCAATCATCAAACAGCTTCTGTTTTTAGAAAAGAGTTTTTTGACAGACTATGGAAACAAAAGATTGATACACATATCATCATAGGTAACCACGATACCTATTTTAAAAATACAAATGAAGTAAATGCTATTGATAATTTATATACAAGTTTTGATGGGATAAACGAACCATTTATATACACTAGACCTAAAATTGTAGAGTTTGATGGCGTGCCTATATTATTCATGCCTTGGATATGTGATGATACAAAAGAAGAATCTATACATATGTTAAACACAGCAAAAGCAGATTTATGTTTTGGTCATTTAGAAATTAAAGGTATAGAAATGCAAAACGGCGTAGTTAATGAACATGGTAATGAAAAGGCAGAATTTAATAGATTTGAACGAGTGGTTTCAGGTCACTTTCATAAACATACAGATGATGGTCATATATTCTATTGTGGTGCTCAATATGAGATGACATGGTCAGACTACCAAGACCCAAAAGGTTTTCATATATTTGATACAGAAACTAGAGAGATGGAGAGAGTGTGGAATCCATTAACTATTCATAAGAAGATAATATATGATGACAAGAAAAAAGATTATAATAACTTTGATTTACAACCCTATGATAATCATTTTATTAAACTAATTGTGCTTAATAAAACAGATGATGAACAATTTGACAAATTTGTAGAAAGATTGTATAATGAAATAATAGTACACGACCTTAATATTATAGAGGATTATTCTGATATTAAGGCAAGTGTTAGAGATGACATAGTTGAAATGGGTGAAGATACGGTAACCTTTTTAAATAATTATGTAGATCAGTTAGAAACAGATGTAAACAAAACAAAATTAAAAGAATATTTAAAATCATTTTATATAGAAGCAAACGATAATGCCTAAACCTAAACCAAGTAAAAAAATAATAAAACAAGAAATGCTGTGGCCTACGCCTTATTGGTATACACACATATGGGAGTTTATAAGAAGTGAAACTAGGGTTACCTTTAATGAAGATATGATAGGTTCAATACAAGGTATGATTGATAAAGATAAAGGTGTTAGAAAATCTAATAGAGGTGGTTGGCAAAGTAAACTATTACCATCTACTGGAGAACTAGAGCCTTTATCAATTGAAATAGAAGAATTTTGTAAAAGTATAAATTTAGGTATAAATGAAATAGTAATACCTCAAATGTGGATTAATGTTAATAAAAAAAATGACTGGAATACTATTCATTCACATGGTCAATATAATCTCTCAGGAACTTATTATGTAAAAGTGCCAAAAGATAGTGGTCAAATAGTTTTTAGAGATCCAAGACCAAGTGCTATAGGTAATCTTTTTATGGTTAATAGATTTGATAAAGGTGAATTTAGAAAAGTAAAACCTATTGAAGGTTTATTAATTTTATTTCCATCTTATTTAGATCACTTTGTAGAACCAAGTAATGCTGATGAGGATAGAATATCAATTAGTTTTGATGTAGTGATAACAAAATGATATATTTTAAAAAATTAAGATGGCGTAATTTTCTTTCTACTGGTAATCAATTTATAGAAGTTGATTTAGCAAAGTCACCATCTACACTAATTATAGGTTCTAACGGATCAGGTAAATCTACTTTACTTGACGCATTATGTTTTTCATTATTTAATAGGCCATTTAGAACAATTAAAAAAGAACAATTAGTAAATACAATTAATAATGCTGATTGTGAAATACAAGTAGATTTTGAAACAAATGGTAAACAATATAGAATTATAAGAGGTATTAAACCTAATTTATTTGAAATATATTGTAATGATGTATTAATAAACCAAGACGCTTCTAATGTGGATTATCAAAATATGTTAGAACAAAATATTTTAAAATGTAATTATCGGGCTTTTTGCCAGGTGGTTATCCTTGGTTCATCATCATACGAACCATTTATGCACCTACGAGCAAGATACAGACGAGAGGTTGTAGAAGAAATATTAGACATAAGAGTTTTTAGTCACATGGATTTATTGTTAAGACACAAACAAGCAGAGTTATCTAAAAATATTATAGATGTAAGGCATAGATATGATTTGATGTCAGAAAAATATCAATTACAAAAAGATCACTTTGAACAAATACAAAATAGAGATAATACAGATATAGAGGATAGAAAAGGACAACTAAAAGAAAATGAAAAAAGTAATTATGAGTATAATCAAAAACTTCAACTTCTCAATGAAAAAATCATATCTACTAAGGCAGAAATATGGGGCGGCGATAAGTACACTAGAAAAGAAACTGAACTCTCTAAATTAGAAGCAAAGATAGAAACTAATTTAATAAACCATAAAAAAACTTTAGCATTTTTTGAGACCAATGATACCTGCAATACTTGTACACAACCAATAGATCAAGTATTTAAACAAAGTAAAATATCAAGCGAAAAAAATAAAATATCAGAGTTAGAATCAGGGCTAATAAATTTATCAACAGAAATAAACAAGACACAGGATAAGATAACTGAATATAATAAAATAGCAGATAGATTAAATGATTTAAATATTTCTGTTGCAAAAGTAAATACATCCATTTCAGAAATTAATAGACATTCAAATAGGTTAGATGTAGAAATACAAAAACTAGAATCAGAAAAAGAAAACACAGGTAAGATTGCATATGACCTAGATCAATTAAAAGAAGAGCTTAAAACAATAAATGTTGATAAAGAAAAGGTAGTAGAAGAAAAAAAATATATTGATATTGCTAGAGAAATATTAAACGATACAGGTGTCAAAGCAAAAATTATTAAAAAGTATCTACCTATAATGAATAATTTAATTAATAAATACCTTCAGTCTATGGACTTCTTTGTAAACTTTCATTTAGACGAGGAGTTTAATGAAACAATAAAAAGTAGATTTAGAGATACCTTTGTTTATAATAGTTTTAGTGAAGGTGAAAAATTAAGAATAGATTTAGCATTATTATTTACATGGCGAACAATTGCTAAAATGAAAAATAGTACAAATACAAATCTATTAATACTTGATGAAATATTTGATAGTAGTTTAGATGGTTCAGGAACTGAAGACTTTTTTAAAATACTAAAAACATTGACGAGTGAAAATACATTTATTATATCTCACAAAGGTGATATACTATTTGACAAGTTTACAAATATAATTAAGTTTGAAAAATATAAAAACTTTACGAGGTTAGCATAATGACATACACACTACTACCACCAAACGATCCAAGGGTTTTATCAGGTATCGCAGAATTTAATATTGAGATATTTAAAGAAGATGAAAAGATAGAACTAAAAGAATTTGCAGATAACATGTTTGAAACTATGAAAAAATATGGCGGTATAGGTTTATCAGCAAATCAAGTAGGTAAACCATATAAAATGTTTGTTATGGGTGACCACCCTAATATTGAAAAAGGTAAAAAATGGGTATGTATAAATCCTAAAATTACTAATGTAACAACAGACTTAATAAGATATAAAGAAGGCTGTTTAACTTTTCCTTTTTTATTTTTAGATATAGAAAGACCACAAGATATATCAGTTGAATACCTAGATGAAAATTTAGAAAAAAAAGAAGAACATATGACAGGTATAGTGGCAAGATGTTTTCAACATGAATTTGACCACATGCAAGGCATAGTGTTTACTGAACATGTCAGTAAGCTTAAATTAGAAATGGCTCTTAAAAAAAGAGATAAACAAATTAAGAGGGCGCAAAGAAAATGGCAATCCTAAAAGAATTAGATTTACCACAATACAAACAGAGTTTAAGAAAGGCTGTAAAATTTCTTAATAATCTTAATTATTCTCCTGTAAAAACAAAATATAATGCTAAAGGTAATTGGGACGCAATATCAATTAGAGGATATAGTGATGACATAGGCAATATTTTAAAACCAGGTGTTTTAAAAAGTGATGTTAAGGCAGAACCATTAAGATGGACAAGTTTATATGAAGAGGCAGAGTTATTACCTATTAAAGAAATATTATCACATATACCTGCTGAATTTGAAAGAGTTAGAGTAATGAGATTAAAAGCAGGCACGTCTATAAAAAAACATACAGATAAAGTAGATAAAGAAATTAAAAATGGCAATATTGTTAGAATACACATACCGATAAGAACAAGTATAAATGTTCATTTTTACTTATGGGAAGGTAAACAACAACATCATTATAATTTAGAAACAGGTAAATATTATTATACCGATGTATCAAAGCCACACGCCGTGCATAATAAGTGGGTAGAAGATAGATTACACCTAGTGGTTGATTGTTATAATAACCCTAAAATAAAGGATTTGTTAGAACAATGAGTTTTTTAGTATGGCATATGCTTGCAATATTGACAATTATGGCAATATCGTTTATAATAGGTTATAGTGTAGGTGAAAAAAATGCTATTAGCAAAAGAAGAAGATTTTGAACAAATAAAAACTATATTCTATAAACATAAGAAATGGTTTCCCCATGTAAGAACTGATTACATGAGGCGTATGATTGCAAAAGAGCAGATGATATTAGAAGAAGGTATACTAATTACCTTTCATCATGCTAAAAGAAAACAGACTATTGGTGATGTACATGTGAAAAAAGGCGATACGGTATTACATCAAATCGCAAACGCAGAACCAGGTAGTGGTAATGCAAAGGTTATACTACATAATTTTTTTGAGTGGTGTCCTAGAGATGTTTTTCTATCAGTAAGATCAGACAACACAAAGGCATGTTTGTTTTATGAACAAATAGGTATGACACTAGTAGGTGAAACAAGT